CGTGCGTGACGGGCTGGACGGGTTCGAGCTGGATCTGGACATTGGCCGGCGGTTCCTGATCTCGAGCAACCCCAACGGATATTTCAGGAAGCTTTGACTTTTTCAGGTCCAACTGGTAGGATGGGCGTGTGAGAAGAGCGCTGCAGATCTTCCCACGTCCATGGACCGGACTTCCCTCCGAGGCGCCTGCAACCGCCGAAGAGGGATTTTTCATTTCTGGAGGTGATCGTGAGAGACTTGAAATTCCGCTACTGGGTCGGCGACCCTCGGAAGCCACACTTTGGCTATTTCGACTTGATGGAGCTTGACCACAATCACACCATCAACATGAGAACGTTTGATGTTGAGCAGTTCACTGGCCTCAAAGACAAGAACGGACGCGAGATCTACGATGGGGACATTGGCCAACGGATGGTCAATATGGACAATTTCAATCCCGGCGGGGGAATGGGTCAGCCTATTCACGATCAGCCAGCTACTAAATGGTGGCAAGAGAAGCGCATAGCAGAAATCAAAATTGCCGATGATGGAAGTCCGCTCTTTTGGAATCAGAGCATAGGCTTTCGAGACGCTTCGGAAATCGAAATCATCGGCAACATTCACCAGAATAAGGAGCTTTTGAAGTGAGCGACAAGAAGCGGATTCTATTTTACGCGGACAGCCCAACCTCAATAACCGGTTTCGGCAACGTGGCCCGCAACCTTCTGCGCGAGATGGTGCCCCCTGGTGAGTACCACCTGACTATGCTGGGAGTGAATTTCCAGGGTGAACCCTATGTCGCCGAGGATCACCCCTACTTCGAGCCCACCAAGGAATCCGTCTTTGATGGTCTCTGGCCGGCCCGCGACGAACAGAGCCTCTACGGCTTCACCAAGCTGCCCATGTTCATCAAACAGGGCCAGTATGACATAGTGTTCGTCCTGCAGGACCCAGCCATTCTGGGCATCGCCCTCCCGGCCATCCTCAAGATCAGGGAGGAACTCGAGAAGAAGTTCAAGCTCATTTTCTACTTCCCCGTCGACGGGTTTCCCCGCAAGGAGTGGGTCGAGCAGGTCATCTCGAAAGTCGACTACCCTGTGGTCTATACGGAATTCGGCGCCCGGGAAGTCCTCAAGATAGACCCCACCCTCACTCGGCTCAAGGTCATCGGCCATGGCTCAGAGCCTTCGGCCTTCTTTCCCATCGTCGGAGACGCCAGAAAGATGCTCCGCGGCATGATCTTTCCCGGGATGCCCGAAGACTGTTTCCTCGTGCTCAATGTCAACCGCAACCAGCCGCGGAAGGACTTCAATCGCACGTTCGCCGCCTTTTCGGCCTTCCACAAGAAGGTGCCGAACTCGTTCCTGTTCATGCATGCCGCCCAGGAAGACGAGGGCGGCCGGATGGTGGACATCGCGGCTCACTATGGCCTGGTGCAGGGCAGGGACTGGTCGTGCCCCGATCCACGGGTTTTCAACGTTGTCAAAGGGATTCCCGTCGATGTGCTGAACCAGCTCTACAACGCGGCTGATCTGGTCATCAGCACCACACTCGGCGAGGGGCATGGCCTCAGCCTCACGGAAGCGATGTCCTGTAAGATCCCGGTACTTTTTCCGAGGCACAGCGCCATCGAAGAACTGATCGGTCCGAACGAGGAACGCGGCACGCTGGTCAGGAACGGGGACATAGACCACACCATGTCCCTGGGCCGCATGGATCCCATCCCGGTCCGCCCCGTGGTCGATGTTCACGACATGGTCGACAAGATGCTCAAGATCCATCGCTACCGTGAGCGCTACCTGAAAAAGGCCGAGGTTGCTTACGAATGGGTCACCCAGCACACTTGGGCATCGAAAGGTATCCAGTGGCGGGAACTGCTGGCCGAGGCGCTGAAAGCCCAGGAGGAAGAGAATGCAAGACAATCTGAGAGCGAACAAGGAACTCCTGATCGTGGTGAAGCGGCAGCTCCATCTGCTTGAGCAGGGCATCCTGCCTCCCGAGCTCGAGAAGGTCGCCCTTGAGATCTTTGGGACACGGGAGAACGCCATCGCCGGCATGAGGAAGGCTAAGCAAGCCGACAAGGTAGGTCTGGAGCACATCATCCAGACCTATGAGGCCAGCGAGACGTGAGCACCCCACCCCTTCAGCGGGCTTCGTGCACCAATAAGGTCAGGCACAAATCCCTCAACGCCGCATGGGCCAGTATCCATCTCATGGAAAAGCAGGAGATCGACGTGAAGGGAATCCGGCCATACAGGTGCAGATACTGCGGGGGGTGGCATACCGGACACCATGGCCCGGGAGGCTACAGACGATGATCGACCCCTACGAAACTCTGGGTGTGTCCCGCGACTCTGACCTCGAAACCATCAAGAAGTCCTACCGCAAGCTGGCCAAAGAACACCATCCCGACCACGGGGGAGATGAATCCAAGATCACCGCGCTGACTCTAGCCTATGATATTCTCTCAAATCCTGACAAGAAAAAGAGATATGACGAAACAGGCGAGAGCGGTCCCGACAACAGGCAAGCCCAGATCTATGCCAAGTTCCTCAAGATGAGCGAAGAGATCCTACTGAAGCGGGAAGGGATGCCCATCAAGCAGAGCGTCGAACGCATCCGAGTAGGCATGGAACAGCAGATGAGGGACGCGGAAAACAAGATCGACCACCAAGTCAAGGTGCTGGAAGCCGCGAAGGCCCGCATTGTCCAGGCGCCAGAGAACGATGTCCTAGGCCACATGATCCAGCAGCGGCTTGACGACTTCGGGGAGCAGAAGGACCAGCTCAAGGTCAATATGGATATCGCCCAAGCCGCGCTCGCGCTGTTTGATAGCTACGAGATCAAAGAGCCGGAAGCGCCTCTGTTCACATGGGGAACGGTCAATCGGGCTGGCTGGTAAGTTGACGACTCCCCATTCCCCCGCTAGGTTCTAGGCATGGCTAAGATGGGGCGCCCCCCCCTGACATTCGACAAAGAGAAGTTTGAGAGCTATTGCTCCATCATGTGCACGGAGGTCGAAATAGCCGCTTTGCTCAAGATGTCAGTTGATACCCTTGAACGCAGAGTGAAAGAAATCTACGGCCAAACATTTGCGGAGGCATATAAAACCCTATCGAGTGGCGGAAAGATGTCTCTTCGCCGTGCCCAGTTCCAGGCGGCCGAGAAGGGCAACGTAGCAATGCTGATCTGGTTGGGCAAACAGTTCCTTGGCCAAGTAGAGCGCGGGGACTCTGTGTTGAGCGATGAGCCGCCTATGCGGATTCACATCAGCGGGAAGCCAGACAAGAAAGACCTGGATACTGAGAAAAACGACAACCTAGAGATCAGAAAGGGCAAGCAGTGAGCCTGACGGACATCGTCCCGTTCCGCGGTCAGCGCCAGATGCTCGCGCTCCCGTGGGCCGAACCAGACATCCAGAGCTTCAGCTATGTGGCCGGCTATGGTGCGGGCAAGAGCACGCTCGATGACATGCTGCTGTGTGACCTGGCTGACCGCTACTGGAAGCACGACGTTCAGGTGGCGATCTTCTCGAACACGATCAGCCTGCTGAAAAAGACCGTCGTGGCTGACTTCGTGAAGTGGCTTATCGAGTCGGGCTCTAAATATCACTATGACCGATCCCAGAACGTCATCACCATCGGCAAGATGACTTTCCTGCTGCTGGCCTCCGGCCGCCCCGAGGACATCTATGGCTCCAACGTCCATGTAAGCCTTTCCGACGAGATGGACGAGCTCGAGCAGACCAAGTGCATCGAGGCCCACCGCGCCATCCAAGAGCGTACGCGCCTGACGCTGCCCGATGGCCGCAAGCCCTTCACCGTGTTCACCACAACCGCCCAGGGCTACAAGGGCACCTACCAGATCATCGAGCAGTACAAGGAGCAGGGCACGCCCTACGCCCTGGTACGCGGCAAGACCAAGGACAATACCGCGCTTGACCCCGGCTATGTGAAGCGGCTCTATGACCTGTACACCCCCAACGAGCAGCTGGCATTTCTCGAGGGTCATTTCGTGAACCTCACCTCGGGCCGGGTATATCCCGAGTATGACGAACCGCGGCACTACATTGACCCCTTCGAAGTCTTCCCGAACGAGACCATCCACATTGGCCAGGACTTGAACCAAGGGTTTAGCAAGGCTGTGGCGTTCATCATCCGCAACTCAACGCTATACGCTGTGAAGGAGTGGAGTTTCGCCGACATTGGCCGGGCCCCCGAGGCCTTCCGCCATGCCTTCCCTGTCAATGCGATATGCTGGTACCCCGACAACTCAGGCAAGCCGGTGCTGGGCGGCTATGTTGACGAGGCCAGCTCTTTCGATGTCAAGATCATGTGGACGGGCCGAAACCCCTCGATCCTTGACCGCATTTTCAACCTGAACAAGATGCTTCGTGTCGACCGGGTGAAAGTGTTCAAGACGCTCAAGGAGTGGCCCATGGCGCTCAAGACCCGCGGGTTCGACAAGAACGGAGTGCCAGAGAAGGGAAAGGGGCCGACGTCTCCCGACCACGTGGCCGACGCGGCCGAGTACTGCTGCTTCTGGGTAGTGGCCAACATGGAAGAGTTCCGCGACCTATATGAACTGACCCCAGCGGCGAGGAAAAACTGATATGCTGTGCCCTAGGTGCGTTGAGATGCGGCAACGGGTAGAAATGAGAGAGCTAGGAAAAAGCGGCTCGACACAATACTTTCTATGCATGACCTGTAAGTACAGGCTGACCGTCCGGGGCACCTCAGTCG